TCTCAAGAGTAAACGCACAGCATATCCGCCCCACCCAGATTGATGAGGGATAGCTTGAGCGTGTAGGTCAGAAACGTCGGGTCCTGAAAATCAAGCGTGACATCCCCTTGCGGATCAATAGCGCAGGTTGTGTACACGCGCGAAGCCGCATCATCGGTGGTCACCGTGCAGGTGCCACCACCTTGCAGATGCCGCACTAACCGCATCGCGGTTGATTGCGAGGTGTTCGGGATCTCCCGAATCTCAAAGGTGGCCCCATAGTCGATGCGGAACGTAAAGGCATAAGACGCGCCAGTTGCCAGCGTGACTGCCCGCTCACCGACCCGGCGCGTAAACGGTGTCCAGTTGGCAAAGCGCGAACCGACGCCGCCTGCGGTCGTGGTCAGCCCGTTGTCCAGTGTGGCGCTTGCCCCGTCGTTAAAGCTGATGCTGGCCATCAGGCACTCCCTCGCCGGTTGGCGTTCCGCAGTAGTTCCTGCATCTGCCGCTGCGCGGCAGGGTCATTCGGGCCAATAATGGTGACGTTGACCGGGTTGACCCGTTCGATGGTATTGGCTGCGCCTGCGGCAGTCGGCCCATAAAACTGGGTCGGCAAGGTCATGGCTCCGCTTGACGCCAAAGCCGGGGCACTGAAGCCACCCACATTGCCGCCACCACCGCCCGCCATGCCACCGCCTGCAATCCGGCCCGCAACGCCGCGCATGGCTGCGCCAATAGCAATCATGCCAACCGCCGCTGCGGCCATCGCCACCGGGTTAAGGCTTGCCAAGCTGGCCCACAGTTTGGCCACCAGCTTACTGACCGGCAGCATGGCTGACCCCAGTTGAATCAGGATGTTGCCGATACCGGACAGAATGGTTGCGCCCAGCGCCTTAAATCCTTGCTTGATGGACCCAGAGGCTATCGCGGACTCAATGCCGGAGACCAAACCGTCCACCAACGTATTCTTAAGCTGGGTGTCCAGATCAGCGGCGAAACTTTCCATCTGTTGATTGAACTCAGCCCGCGCCACATCCAGTGACGGCTTGATTCCGCCCACCGCCGTCTTGACCCGTTCTGGGTCAATCGGAGCCACCTCAAACCCGCGCTTGAGTGGACCCGCACCAAAGGTGCCCGCCTGTGCCTTGAACCGCGCGGCGGATTCACTCAGGCTGTACTTGATGGTTGCGTTTCCGAGCGCCTCCTGCACCGCCTTGAGCTGCTGCGCCAGCTTGAGGCGGGTGGCCATGTTGATATTGGTCTTGGCCAGCTCAGAGGACAGCCGTTTTTCTTCCGCTGTCAGTGCCGCCTGTTGACTGGTGGTGATGGGCATCAGCCCAGCCAACTCCGTCAACATCTCCATGTAGCTCTTCGCCTTCTCCGCTGCCTTGTTTGTAAAGGTGGCCGTCTCAGCCAGTACACCGTGCAGGGACGCGTTGGCATTGGCCAGATAGCGCAACCCGTTGGCTTGTTCAGTGATTTTGGTGTTGAGCGACCCCATCACGCCGTCAAGGCGGTTCATGATGTAGTTGAATGCCGTGTAGCCTGCGCCAAGCGCCAGCACTAGGCCGAGCAGTTTGGCCCATCCACCAGTCGCCAGCGAGACAAAGGCCACCGCATCCCCGACGTTTTTGACCGCTTTGGCCAGCGCGAACAAGGACGCGAGGGTTTCCGCACCAGAGACCAACGCCGTTGCCGCAGCCGCACCGAGAATGGCCAGCTTGTAGGTCACCCACATCGCGGCAAGACCACCGACCAAAGCCGTGACGGTTGGCAGGTTGTCCTTGAGCCAGCCAATCGCCTTGCTCAGTGTCTCGGTAAAACCGGTGACCTCACCCACCTTGCCCGCCAGCAGCACAAACTGGTTCCGCAAGCCAACCAACTGCTGACTCACGGTCGGCACATAGTCCGCGAACTGTTGCGTGATGCGGCGGTTGCTCACCATAGCCTTGGCGAACTCCTCTGAACTCAGCCGCCCCTCCACCGCCATCTTCCGCAAGGTGCCGGGAACCAATCCGGCCTCCTTCTCCATCGCCTGAATCAGCGGCGGCATGGACTCCATGATGCTGTTAAACTCTTCCGCCCGCACCACGCCATTGGACAACGCTTGCGCCAACTGAATCATGCCGCCCGCCGCTGCCCCGGCGTCGGTTTTATTGATGAGCAGCGCCTTGTTGACGTTTTCTGTGAGCTTGGCGACCTGATCTTGTGAGAGTCCGAGTGCGCCCGCGCTGCGGCTGACCTTGCCATACAACTCGGCCACAGACTCCAGCGGCTGATTGGTGCGCTGCGCGATGCCAATGACCGCTTTTTGTGCGGCCTCAAACTCTTCGGTGCTGGTGGTGGCCAGCTTGAGCTGGTTGGTCATCTGCGCGTAGGCGTCCATGGCGCGCATGGTCGCGCCCGCCCCGGCCACTGCCGCCAAACTGGTTGCCAGATTCTTAAACTGGCTGGAGAGGTCAGAGGTGGCCTTGTTGAGCACTTTGGCGTCTTTGGCTGCCGCCTTGAAGCTCTCGCGCATCTTGCCAACCGCTGCGCGAACTTGACCGGCTCCTTCCTCCTTGAGCCGCATGGTCAGTGCGAATACGTCCATGCCTCACCCCGCCTGTGTCACACGATTAGTCTGCCGTAGGGCCTCCAGCCGCTCAACGTGCGTCATGAGACGCGCGCGCGTGGCCTCCATCATCTGCGACAACGTGCCCGCCGCTGCCAAGTATCGAAACTCTGCTTTCTGCAAGTCCTCCGGCTTGTGGAACGCTACCGCTATCAGGCCAGCCAAGTCTGTCCGCTCACCGAGCCGTCGCACCTCTTCTTCCTTGCGGATGCGCGCCAGTTCGGCCCACATCCACAAGGTCAGGGCAAACGATTCCGCCGCCACCGCGCGCACCGATTGCCCTGTTCTGAGCGCCACCTCAACGATGGCGCGTGTGACATACTGCGCGGCATCCCACGTCACCGTGACGGATGCTTGGGGAGCCGCTACGCCGCTTTTCCCGCTGGGTCCGCCTGTAGCTGTTGCGCGATCATCTGCTCCACATCCGCAATCTGCCCGCGCGTTAACTGCACCAGTGCCATCACCTGCTCAACCGAAAGCCCTTCCAGTTCCTTCTTCGTCAGTTCAGGGATGGCGCGGCCGACCACCTCCAGCAGCACGGTAAACATCCCGCTGCTGTTGGCATCATCCGCCTGCACGCTGGCAATCCGGTGCGCGACGGCCCCGGTCATGGGGCGCACCACCAGCTCACGCCCGTACAGCTTGACCTTGGGCAACCGCTCCTCGGACACCAGCGCGTCTAGATCAATCGTCGGCATAAGGATCAGGTCCTTGTGTGGGAAAGAAAGAGTTACAGGGTCGCGAGGTATTCAATCCGGTACGGCGAATCGCCTATCTGCGCGCCAGAAACGGACATATCTAGCCGCGCCTCAATCTCCAGCGCGATGGCGATTTCAGCTCCATCCTGCGAAGTAATGTCGTACTTGGTGCACAGCGCGCTCGGGAACCGCACCTGTACATACTCGCCGTTGCCGCGCAGCCAGACCGCGCGAATATCAGTCAGGTAGTCACCGGAGGCAAGAAAGCCCGCCGCATCTTTGGGCATATAGCTGGTGGAGCCGGTCCATGCCCCGCCCACCACCACAGTAGCCCCCGGCTCCAACTGGCCGACGTTGGTAGTGGACAACTGAATCACGGTGCCGCTGATCTTTGGCATAAACCCGGTCTTGCGGTCCAGCGCCTTGAGAGGCGACCGCTTGCCGTCAAACTCGACGTTTCGGTACTCAACGCCGGGATCAAACTTCAGCCCGCCATTGAACGCGCCAAGCACAGTGGCCCCGACGTACAGGACGCCACTGTCCAGCACAACGTCGGTCGGGAGTGTGGAGGTGTAACCAGTCAGTGGTGCCGTCATCGTTCGTTCCTCTGGGTAGTTGGTTCGTGCTGCGGTGCTGCGCGGTTAGGCCCGTGAGGTGAGGACGGTGGGCCACAGAAAGAGGTCGTAGGTGGCAACCACCCCGACCACAGTAGACTCGGCAGGATCAGTAAACAGCGGAATGGTGCTCCGGGTCCGGCTCCTGCCGACGATTAGCCCCTGTGTGGGGTTGGTGTAGCTGGTGAGGCACTGGTCCACCACATCCATTGCCGTCTCAACCAGCGGAAGTTTTGACTCAGGACGCCCAAGCGCCTGCACCTCAAGGGTGGCCTGTTCCCGGTAGCCGTTATACGCCGCCTGCGAAGTGCGGGAGAGCAAGAGGGTGAGGTATGGGAACACCACCCCATCCGGGGCTGACCGGACATAGATGCGCGGAGGATCGCCCACAATCTCGCGCAGCATCTCTTGCTGCGGTGAGACATAATCCAGCAGCGCCTGCCGTAACGTGGCGTAAATCTGAACTGTGGAGTTCGTCGCTTGCCGCTTATTTAGGCTGCCGGGAACCACATACCGAGGCTTTTCCTTGGCCATGGCTACCTCTGGTTCATGATGGCTGTGACCACCGCGCGAAACTCGGCCTTCATGGCCTCGCGCTTTGCCACCCCGGTCGGCTCCCAAATCCGCACCCGCTCTCTATTGCGGGTGTAGATATTGTCATGCCCCAGCTCCCAGTACAGCGCCTGTATAATCTTGGTGCCGACGACACTTTCCCACCCGCTGCGCGTCTTGTATGGCGTCAGGTAGCGGATTGACGCGCGCACCTTGAGGGTATCGCGGAACTTGCCGCCCTTGTAATATTTGGTGCCGAAAGCCTTCTTGACTTCCCGGTGGAGCAACTGCGCGGCAGCGCCCAGCCCTTTCTTTGCTGCGCCATCATACCGGCCAATCGCCTCCGCTGCGCGGTCCACCAGATCCACACTCATTGTGCGTACCGGACAGAGGAGACGCGCAGCGGCGTCACATCGCGCAGCCCATTGTAAGGACCGCCTGATACTATCTGATAGATGACCGTCCCGGCCAGCGCCACCAGCGATGTCAGTGATGACGCCTGAATGATCGTGTAATAGGTCCCCGGCTCCCCTGTTGCCGCTGCCAGTGCAATGTTCTGCAATCCAGCAATCGGCCCGGTACCATCAGCAGCCGTAGCAAAGGAGACAGCAAATGTCCCGTTGACAAAAGGCTGATAACTGTCTGTGTTTGGCTCGTAAATCTCTACCGCTTGCCGGACAAGGTGCGCGTTCCCGGTGTAGATCGTCTTATAGGTCGTGATCGGCATGGTTGCGCCCCCTTACCAGTAGCCTTCGGACTCATCTCGTACCGCAATATACGGCATTGAGAAATCACGCGCCCGCAATCGTTCAACAGTGATGACCGAAAGTGACGCCGCACGACCAGTTAAAAGATAAGAGCCAGCGCCTGCTGCAAGCCTTCTGCCGCGATTAAGACCCGCCGTTTGACCGGCTAATGTATAGACACCGGTTGCAGCCAGAAGTTGACGCCCAACGATAAGGTTGGCGGATTGACCGAGTAATGCAAAGGACCCGTTGGCAGCCGCAATCACGCGATCTGCCGCCAGCATGGCTGCCTGACCGGCCAATGAAAAGGCACCAGCACCCGCCGCCATTCGCCGTGCCTGCGCGACACCCGCCGGTTGGCCAGTAAGGACAAAGGCCCCGGCATCTGCACTGACGAACCGTCCCCACCGCAGGATGGCTGTTTGTCCGGTGAGCGAAAATGCGCCAGCCGCAGCGGGTCCAGTGTAAACCCCGACCGCCGGGTGGCCGGCCAGTGCAAAGCTGCCAGCCCCGGCGGATAGGACAAACCCTTTGCGAAGAGCTGCTGCTTGGCCGGTCAGACTGTAGCTGGTTGCTGCTGCCGGAAGGGAGAGGGCCGCATTTAGGGTGGCCGGTTGGCCGGTGAGCGCAAACTGCCCGACCCCGCCGGTTAACCCCTTCCCAGTACGCAGGCCAGCCGCCTGACCGCTCAGGGTGTAGGTCCCGGTCCCGCTCACGCGCGTCAGCACAGTGGTGACCGGTTGACCGGTCCATGCCACCGCGCCGACCCCGGCTGCCATATACCGCCCGACACGAACCCCAGCCGCTTGGCCAGTTAGGGCAAAGGCCCCGGCCTCAGATGGACCGGTATAGACCCCACCCGCAGGCTGGCCAGTCAAGACAAACGCACCCGCGCCAGCGGTCAGCACCCCGCCCCGGCTCAGGCCCGCCGCTTGGCCAGTCAGACTAAACGCGCCAACGGCTCCGCTGACCTGCCGCCCAACCGGGAAGCTCGCCACCTCTCCTGTCAGCGCAAACGCGCCCGCCCCTGACGCGGCTGACCGCTGCCAGTTCGCTGCCTGACCAGTCAGGGTGAAGGTCCCAGCGCCCGCCGCCATCGTGCGGCTTTGCGCCAGCGTGGCGGTCTGCCCGGTCAGTGCATATGCGCCTGCTTCCGAGGCCCGTGTCAGCGCAAACGATGCCGCTTGTCCGGTCGAAGTAAAAGACCCGACCGCTGCTGACACAGCCAGTGCGACTGTCCCAAGAGACGAAAATGGAACGTCACTGAACGGAAAGGATCCGAGCATACAACCACGCTCCCTAGAAAGTCAGCACCTAAATCTTTACCGGTACAAGCACAAGGTCAATCCACCGCTTGACACCTTACGCGGCCGACACTATAGCCACCCGTTGACACGTCCCGAGCTTTCGGATGGCCACTGATCCGATTGTCAAGACAAGATCAAACTGTTGACCGATCACCACGTTTCCGGCATTCAAGGCCGCTAACACGTCGGCGTCATCGTGTAAACCGGTCCAGCGTCCGCTGCCTTGACTGCTTAATACTTGTGTGGCTGTTTGGCCGAGTGGAGTGGTTGTGTTAATACGGCAAAGGCTCACAGAGACTGTGCCAGCCGCTTGTGGCGTCAATGGCTGATCTGTGCTCTCATCGGTCAAAGTGACATCATAGAACAGGTCGTCGTATCCGCTCACCACTGAAACGATTGGCATGATGCTCTCCTATTGCGGCGTCACAGTCAAAGTGCCAGTCACACGCGGCACTACTTCATATACGGCGATGCGGACACGGGCGTGTTGTCTCGGGTGCATATTCTCCACAATCTCAACACGCGGGAGACACGCGATTTGCCCCACAATAATCTGAGCACTCACATCCGCACGAACGATAGCAACGCGGTTGGTGGTATTGGCTGACGCGCCTACACTGATTGGGATTTTTGCACTGCTGGTCACCCCAATATCAAGAACCACAACAGCAGTAACGCCAAACTTGATGCCGGTAGACTGAACGCCAATCGCTAGTGGTGCAGTGGCGGTTCCTGAGACGGCTGCGCCAGCGACAGCAGCGGTCTGGATAACCAGACTGGCTGTTGTTGTCGCGTTGGTATTAACCGTAAGGGTTCCGGCAGCATTCAGTGTCAGGCCAGCCGTTGCCGTCGCCGTGGTAGCCACCGCGCCAGTCGCTGTTGTGCCAAGCGCAAAAGCTGCGGTAGCGGTCGCATCGTGCGCGACCGTGCCTTGGCTAATGGCATCAAGCGTCAAGCCAGCGGTGGCATTCCCCAATACCGGCACCGCAACAGCGGCATCAACCCC